AAAAAAAAAATAAAACCTAGGATGTAATAATCAATATCCTAGGTTTTATTTTTATAGTGTCATTAATATCATTGAGGATATCACCTCAATGTAATTATACCCAATATACAAATCTGTGAAATCTGATACTACATCATGATATTCACCATATTCATCCATATATGATGATCTCTTATTAAACTCTCTATAATACTCTAGTCTAAGTTCTCTATGCTTATACTTATTAGCTATATCAATTAAAGTTTTCCTAGCATAGTCTTTAGACTTGTTTAGCATATTATAGCAAAATGTGGAGATTATAGATATGATAAAATCTTTATGTAATGCTAAATTATCATCATTGATACCTTTGATATCTATATGTGATTTATCTTTATAATAAATCTCACAATCCCCAATTTTCATAAATGCTTTATACACATTCTTTGGTCTAAATTCACAACAGTCGAATTGTAATAAGTTACATTCTTCTGTTGTGAATATAGCATCTTTTTTAATAGATAAAATTTGGTTAGTCATTAGGTTATTACTCACTATAAACTTCTTTCTTATTCTAATAAACCCATCTTTGAGTTTATTAGAATATTCTTTATCAGTCTTCTGTAAGTTTCCTAAAGCTACTACTAACTTATGTTTATCTTGTATCTTAGATAATTCATCTAATGTATTAACATCTAATAGCTTTAATGCTTTGCTTATAGATAATCCAGCATTGTGTAGATCATACTCTATAATCTCATTATCAAATAAGAATTGTATATTGGGATTTGTCCATAAAGATCTTTCCCATATCTCCACAAATGAAAATCTCCTTAATTGATTTAATTATTATCTCTTGATATTCATCAATTCTTTGTCAGCTTTCACGACCAGAATATAATCAAGATCTTCTGTAACTCTATCGTCATCACTACCACTTATCATATGGTATTCATTATTGTCACATAGTAGTATTTGTGATAGGACATAATATGAATAACTATGATGACTATGTTTATCCATAATAATTGGAGTTTTGTTAATGTATACATTAAATTTACCATTCTCATCATTGATAACATCATCTACCAATTCCATGAATGTATCTTTATCTGTGAAATTATTGAAAGCTATAAATGCTGAATAAACACTGAGTGAGACATCTTTATTAGTATTATCTATCATATATGAATTGATCTTCTCACTAGTATCTATTTGATCTCTACAAATTGCAATAGGGTTATTTGTACTCTTATCTATTACAACAAATATTTGATCTGAATTAATATATTCAGTGTTTGATGTGATACGATGATCCATTTCCAATTCATATCCATCACTACTTCTACTCGGTTTGAGAGACATATAATAAACATAATCTATAGCATCTATAGATTCAATTTCTCCAGCTAGAAATTGTTGCATAGTATACATACTGTTCCCACTATTATGTTTACCATCTTTAGTTGTGTGATACCACCATCTCATAATTGGTTCATTACTATTGATATTACTATTAGCAATGTATGGATTTGTTAATAGGTTATACTTACTATAGCCATATTTGACGATATCATTCACAACATCACTATCATTAGCATATGCAATAGCTTTTATCCTGATGTATCTATTCTCAGCATTTCCACCAAATTCAGATAATAATAATCCAGCAACTAACATATTAATAGCCTCAGTGATTTTATCCTCATCACTATCTAAGTATTTATTCAACTCAGACATCAATGATTTATCATACTCTCCATTCCTGTCAAATTCATCAATGAATCCCCATTTGTCATCTTCAAATTTGAACATAACTCTCTTAATACGCTTCTCTCCCATCATTATAATTCCTCCTTATAAAATATAAATTGTATTTTGATACTAATAAATAGTATATAGCTGATTTAAATATTTGTGACTTGGTTGACAAAATATTAAAGTTAATCATTTTAATATAAGGAGATACTAAGACTATGTGGATTAAGCACGTTATATTGGAGAATTTTGCATCTATTAAAGTCGGTATGAAAACCGATAGATTAGAATTAGATTTTACTAATAGAGAGAATAAGATATGTCTATTAGTTGCACCTAATGGGTATGGTAAAACATCATTACTATCAACATTAACACCTTTTGCAACATTAGGTGATTTAGATGTTAGAAATAGTAATGGCGTAATCATAGATGATAAAGATGGATATAAAGAAATAGAAATCGTTAGTGGAGATGATGATTATTTAATTAAGCATTTTTACACTAAGACTAAAACTGGACATAGTGTAAAATCATATATTAGTAAGAATGGTGAAGAGTTGAATGTGAATGGTAATGTGACATCATTCAAAGCTATAGTAGAAGAAGAATTAGAGATAGATATTAGTTATCTTAAGTTAATTAGATTAGGGAATAATGTAACTAATATGTTAGACTTAACAGCTACGGAACGTAAAAAGTTCTTATCTAATCTATTATCAGAATTAGATATATATTTAAAATTGTATAAGAAGCTCACAGAAGATTCGAGGATTCTTAAAGTACAAATATCTCATATATCTGATAAGATTAAAAAGACAGGCATAGTTGATATTGGTTATAGTAAGAATAGCTTAATTAAGCTTACTAAGTCATTAGAAGTTAATAAATCAACATATGATTCATTAACTTCTAAATTAGGATATTTAGAAGGATTGATGAAGGATACTAATATTAAAGATATTAAAGATGAATATAATGTTATTAGTAAGAAGCTCAATAAGATATCATCAGTTGATATTAGAAATATCTCAATAGACGATATCGATAAGTCTATTGATGATGTTAGAAGCAGTTTAGAAACACATAAGCTATCATTAGCTACACTATCTAATGAATTGACAGGTAAACTAAATGAGTTAGATTCTAAACTAAGAGAACGAGATGAGGTAATTAGACAGATTGATAAGATTGAGAATAATGAAACTATTAAAGGTATCATTAGTAGAATGAAGACTTTAGAGATATCTATTAATAAGTCAGAGTCTCTATATACTGCATTAGATATAAAATACACTAAAGACGAATTAAGTGATTTTATTCTAGTACTGAGAGATATAGATAGAATACTTGATAAGACTTATGAACTTGGTAAGGAATCTGTTAAGAAAGTTATTAGTATGAGAATAGATGGTAAGTCTGTAGATGATTATGTTAATAAAGGTTACGTTATGATAGAGAATAAATCGTCTGAGTTATTAGACAAACTAATCAGAGATGGTTCAGATATTGATATGGATTGTAATCATCATAATTGTGGTCTATATAGATTATACCAAGAAATCCTTAGATTGAAGAATATAGAAGACCATAAATTTGATGTAGATAATAACTTAGAGCATTATAAGTATATTGATAGTATTAATACTAATATCAATGAAATCTTTAATAGACTTAAAGAGTGTAGTGATATTATTGATAGATTACCAGATCATGTTAAAGAAGATTTCAGATATGGAAATATCTATAATAGAATCATTGATAGATTAAATATAGTAGATTATTCTAAGTATCAAGATTTATTATCCGATGTTACTGAGTACACTATTTATCTGAATAATACCAATGAATATAATGAATTGAAATTAAAATTAGATTCATTTAAAGAATTGAATTCATTAGATTATTTTAAAGACAGACTATCTACTATTAACTTAGATATATCAAATATTAGATTATCTATTGATAATCTAAGAGATAACCTTATTGAATCTGAAAAATCTAAGGTTACTTTATGTGAGGATAAATTATCTGAGTTATTAGAGACTAGAGATAGTGTAGCTAATTTCATTGATTATAGTAATCGAGCTAAAGAACTCAATACTATCATTAGTGATTATGATAGTAATATGTCTGAGTATATATCACTTAAGCATAGACTAGAAGATATAAAGTATATCATTGATAGAGATACTAATGTTAGAGAATCTATGGTTATACTAATTGATGAATATAAAAAATTAACTAAGGATTTGAATAGATACTCTAAGTTGTATAACCAGAATGAGTATATTAAGAAAGCCATGTCATCTAAAGAAGGTATACCATTAGAGCATATCAATATGTATATGAGTGACATTAAATCAATCATTAATGAGTTATTAGATCTAGTTTATGATGGTAGTATTTATATTAAAGATTTTAATATAAATAGTGATGAGTTTAAAATCCCATATATTAAAGATGGATATATGATATCTGATATTATTAGTGCATCACAAGGTGAGACAGCATTTTTATCTATAGCATTATCATTTGCACTAATATACAAGTCAATATCTAAGTATAATATTTTACTATTAGATGAGATGGATAGTAATTTAGATAAGAATTATAGAGAGAAGTTTTTATCTATATTAGAGAGATTAATGGATATGGTAAATTGTGAACAGATATTCTTAATTAGTCACAATAATATGTTTAGTATGTATCCAGTGGATATAGTACCATTAGATAGTAAGATTAATGAAGATTATAAATTGGGTAATTATATATTACCAGAAGTTTAATAAAAATAAAGATTATAGATACTTTAATCAGTATCTATAATCTTTATATATTTTTATTTATTATTCTTATCCCAAATTGCTTGGAGTTTCTTAGCTCCACTATGAATATCATTAAGATGTCCAGTAATTTTCTTTATAGTACTTACCACTAGAGATCCACCATCTGCTGATGAAACTGTTTTACCCATGATTGAGTCATAATCACTCTTACATGTTGAATATATTTTATTATAAGCTTCTTCAGTATAATCATTATCATGGTATGCGTGTTTAATACACCAATCAGCTAATTTTTTACATTTATACGCATATCTATTCGCTAAAGTATTTAATTCTTTATCGTCACAATGTGTAGTAGCATTTTTAAGATCTGCAATAATTAAACCTTGAATAAAACCAGAACTAGCTGACATATCCATCATAATGGAACCACCGCCATCCAATGTAAATGCACCAGCAAATGGATTATTATTAGTTTTTTGACCATTACCATATCTGTCAGCTATTTTGTCTTGAAGTTTATTATACTTATTCTTCTCAGTATCATATTTGTCTAGGTTTTTCTTTGTTTTTGTAGTTATATCATCAGCATTAGCTTCATTAAGAAGTGTCATCATTTCATCTAATAATTTGCTACCTGCAATAGATAGATTATTAACTTCTTTGATAAACTCTTTCTCACTTTTACCAATATCTTCTGGGTTTTTAGATAATATTCCTTCAAGATCTTTATTCACACCTTCTAATGCTTTGGTAATCTGATGTATCTCAATATTAAGTTCTCCTACACGCATTAATTTAACATAGTTTGGATCATCAGGTTTTATAGTTTCACCAGTATTAATATCTCTAATTTCAGTACCAATCTTTGATAACTTATCATCATATGCTTTTGTTTTGATTAGAGATTCTTCTTCACTATTATTGTATCGCTTATACATATGAGATGAAACTTTTGGTATAATGATTGGTGTCCCAACAGCTCCAAGAGCTGTTGCAAGAATACCGATTCCTAATTTTATTTTTGATGATTTCTTCTTAAAGATATTTATTCTATTTACTAAATTCTTATTAACTTTCACAGTAGCATTTTTATCAATTTTATTATTCTTAGAGAAGAACGATTTAACCTTATCAATAGCAGTACGAATTATCTTAATAATACCATCAATAATTCTTCTAATAATACCTTTCTTTTCTTCGGCTTCCATAATTAGTCTATCATAATGATTCAAATTGGTGTATTCATTATAATAACCATAATTACCCCATTTCTATTAGATCATATTCATAAAACAGATTATCTATCTTGTATTGAATATTAGCAATATATTGATTATGCGTCATTTATATTTCTCACTTTCTTAAATATTTTTAAAATATTGTCACAATTAAACTAAATACGTTACTATAGACTATATTATAATATA